CTATGACACTAACAAGATCACTAACAAGAGTGACCTTGATTATGATGTCGAGTTTGTAGGTATCGATGCTAAGCCCGGTGAGGCAGTAGGTAACTCTATTCAGGCGCTTGGTAAAGCTCGGCCTAATATGCAGCTTTTGCAGTTTATCTATGAATCAATTGATATATCAGCACAAAAAGCTACTGCTACCCCAGATATTGCTATGGGTATGCAGTCTGAGTCAGATCGCCCGCTTGGTGAAACTAACTTAGTAGCATCAAATTCAGACGGTAGACAGTCACTCAGTGCTAAGGTGTTTGGCTGGTCAGATAAAGACTTTTGGTATCAGTACTACAATATGTACAAGGATAACTTTGATGATATTGATGAAAAGATCCTAAGAATTGTAGGTGCTTTCGGCGCTAAGTGGAGAAAACTAAGTAAAGAAGACATTACGGCTGAAAAAGACCCGGATATTTTTGTTGAATCAAGTGTGGTTAGTCGAGCAAAAGATCTTGAAGATCGTCAGTTACTTACTCAGTTTTTCCAGATTGCTATGGCTGATCCTACTGCTAACCGCAGATGGGGCATGAAAAAGCTGGCTAAGCTTAATGGCTTGGAGCGGGATGAAATTGATCGTTTGTTCCCACCAACTATTGATGAGCGTATTGCTACAGATCAGAATGATCTACTCAATGAAGATAAGTTGGTCCCGGTGCTACCTGAAGATGATCACAATGTACATCTTGAGATTCATGCAATGGCTAAGGATACGAACGCTGCTAAAGCTCATATTGAGACACATAAGAAGGCACTGAGCATTAAGAAAACAAACCCAGAGATGTTCCCGCCAGATCAACAGGGTACCATGATGAATGGTCCAGATCAGGGCGGTGGTAATATTCCAGTGTTACCGGCTAACTCAGGAGCTCGGCCAGTTACGCCAAGCATGACTAGTAATCAAAGATGATAAAAGACTTAAAGATTGATAGCCCTAAGAATCGGGAGCGAAACCTTACCGATTTTGAAAGTTTACTCAAGCATCCCGGCTGGCTGCTTGTTGAGTCTATTGTCGAGCTCAATATTGAGTTACTTAGAGAACAGCTTGAAGACGGTGTGGGTGAAGAAACTCTTGAATCAGTACGCCGGATTAGAGATAAAATAAAGATTCACAAAGATGTAATCAATACACCTCGGGTATGGATAAACCGGCTCAAACCAGGCATAAAACAGGAAGAACACAATGATGACCCCTATTAGGGTATAATGATTGTCACAGTAGTATTTATTATCGGAAGAACCGAAATATATGACAGACGAAGAACTAAAGCCAGAAGGTACTGAAGGTGAAACTCCACCTGAAGAAACCCCAAACGAAGAAGAAACTACTGGAACCGAGGAAGAGCTTACACCACCAGCAGAAGAAACTTTTGATGAAGACGCTATAGATGATGACGTCAAAAACTATAAGCCCGGTGAAACGCCTAAAACCCCAGATTCAGATGATGATATTGACCCGGAAGATGAAGCCCGGATTGCTAAGATTGTAGACAAGCGCTTTGGACCCCAACTAAAAGAGATGCAAAAGAAGGCTGAAACCGATGCTTTCTTTGGAGCTCATCCAGAGTATAAGAAATACCGAACTGCTACTGAGAAGTACATGGCACATCCAACTTACTCAGGCGTTCCTATTCATAACCTAGTTGCTATTGTTTCTTCAAAGGATGCTCAAAAGATTGGCGCCGCTAAAGAACGTGCAGCGCAGCGAAGAGTAGCCGAGACAGTAGTGCCGGGAAGCTCAACTAGGCCAGTAACTCCAGGTAAGACTAATTGGCACACAGCGCCAAAAGCCGATTTTGAGGCGCAGAAAGCCAAGGTATTAGGTAGACCAAGTTTAAATTAATAATAGTAAAGGAAAATATATATGACAGACGAAAACCAGATCAAAGAATCACCAGTAGAAGACCCTAAGTCTCTTAAGGAGTACCGTGAAGAGCTCATTGCTGCAGGTATGCCGGCAGAGGACGCAGAGCGCTATCAAACTAAGGGTCAAGCTAAAGCTATTTTATCTATGATGAAAGCTAAGGAAGTGGTGAAGCGTGTTGATTCTCTTGAAGACAAAGAAGATCCAAAAGAAAAGAAGATCTTTGATACTCAATACAAAACCAAATTAGAGCGGATGCGTGATCACCTGATGTCTCAGCCCATGGTCCGGGTCAAGATTCCTCTTGAGGGGTCTGAAAAAAAGGGTGTAGTTGAATGGCGCACTAATAAATCTGGTCAAAAGTACCAGTTCCATGTTAGCGGTGCAGTCCTAGAGCCACAATTTAATGGCTTCAAGTTTTTAATTCCTAAGGGCGTTGCTTATGATGTGCCTCAGCAAGTCAGTGATCAGCTTGATAAGTCTGAAGCAATGACTTCAAGCGCAGGTGAGGATATTGCAGCTACTAGAATTGATCCAGCTACCGGAAGACCGATGGATGAATCGCTCTAGTCTTGCATAAACAATAATAGTAGTTGTATACTATTAGCGTTAGAGCAATACGGAAAAACCGAGGCTCATTCCCGCAAGGGAGTGGGCCTTTTTTGTTGCTCAAAAGTAATAATTAGAAAGATATAGGCTATGCCAAATACAACCAGAACCGAGATTCCTATTGAAGTTAGTAACTTCTATGATCGAACCTTGCTTGAGCGTGCAGTTCCTTCATTTGTACATAATCGTTTTGCTCAGGTCCGTGACATCCCAATGAACAGTGGATCAAACGTGATCAAATTCCGCCGATATGGCTCTTTGACTGCTAACACCACTGCTCTTAGTGAAGGCGTTACTCCAAGTGGCACTCAATTGAGTGTGACTGACGTGACTGCAACCGCTCTTTACTACGGTGACTACGTGACTTTGACTGATAAAGTCGTGCTCGAGACTTATGATCCAATCTTGACTGAAACTGCCGAGATCTTGGGCGATCAGGCTGGTGATTCTCTCGACAAACTCGCTCGCAACGTCTTGGCTGCTGGTACGACTATCCAATACGCTTCGTCTGCTACTTCAGATGCAACGGTGAGTGCTGCTATGAAGCTGACCAGAGAAGAGATCAAAGAAGCTGTCCGCACACTGCGTGGTAACTTAGCTAAGCCAATCACTTCAATGATTGATGCTTCAACTGGTTATAACACTGTTCCAATCGGCCGCTCATTCATCGGTATCGTGTCTGAAGACACTGCTTATGATCTGGACGATGCTGTTGGATACGTGCCTTTGGAGAAATACCCTTCCAAGGTTGGCGTTATGCCTGACGAAATCGGCGCTTGTGCTAATGTCCGCTTCGTTATGTCCACCAATGCTTACGTTGAGTCCGGAGTCGGTCTTAACAGCAATGATGTGCATTACACGATCATCATGGGTCAAAATGCCTTCGCTCAAACCAGAATCTCTGGCGCTGCTCTACAGAACATCGTCAAGCCTCTTGGTTCGGCCGGTACCGCTGATCCTTTGAACCAGCGCATGACCTCAGGTTGGAAAGCCACTTATGTAGCCAAGATCCTGAATCAAGGTTACTTAGTCGTGATTCATCACGGAGTGAGTGCTTAATAGTAAACAAAATCCCCCCAGGTAAAATCTGGGGGGATATATAGAAAGAAAACACATTATGGCAATCGTTTCTACACAATCAACTCAGCCAGCTTCAGTTACCAATACCGCCGTTGGCCGTTATTTAACTGATGCTACCGCAGCTGCTATTACCATCACTACGGGTTTCAAGCCTCGCTACGTTCGTGTCCAAAATAACACCTCCGGCGATGGCATGGAGTGGTTTGAAGGTATGGCCGCAGCTTCAGCTCAAAAGCAAGTTGCTGCAGGTGACAAAACTTTGATCACTTCTCTCGGAATCACTGTATCAGCCACTGGCTTCGTCATTGGTCTTGATACTGATGTAAACGTGATTAATGAACAGTTATCTTGGATGGCTCTTGGCTAATTATTAAATAACTAAGGATAACTTATGAACATTAATTCATCCGTAACTTCTGATAGAGGCTTAGAGTCAGTTCTTCGCAACTTGGCAGAAAATAACTCATACGTAGCCAGTAAGTCCGTTACTTTTGCCGGTGGTACTACCAACGACATGGGTGACTTTGATGGTACGGGCAATCCCTATACCCTCTTCACTGTTACTGGTGATGTATTGGCATACATCGTAGCCGTTTGTAAAACAAACCTGGCAGGTGCTACAGCTACACTGGAAGTCGGTGTAACTGGTGCAACCGCAGCTTTGATCGCTCAAACTACTGCTACTGATATTGATGTGAATGAGGGCTGGTTCGCTGCAACTCCAACTTTGGCTGTTGCTAATACCGCTCAATATCACGTTATCGGTGGGGGCTTGGATATTATCCAAACTGCCGGTACTGCTAATATTACTTCAGGTGCAATCACTTATTATTGCTTCTGGAAAGCATTATCTGACGGCGCTAGTGTTGTAGCCGCTTAATTAGGTCTTTAATCCTTCACCTGCGAAAGTAGGTGGAGGAAAGTAAGCTCTAATATCAAGTAAAAAGACATTTATTATGACGCAACCACTAGACAACGGTAGACCAATTGCAGACGTAACCTGGGGACAAAAGGTTGATAAATCTGTCACTTTTGCTGGTGGTACTACGAATGATATGGGTGATTACGATGGCACCGGTAATCCATATACCCTTTTTAATGTCTATGGCACGGTCAGAATGCGTATCTTGGCTAAGTGTACTGTCAATTTAGCGGGCGCTTCAGCTACTTTGGCTGTAGGTACTGCCTTATCTGCTACTGGCCTAATTACGACCACCACAGCTACTGATATTGATGCAAATGAACTTTGGCATGATGCTACTCCGGATGCAAGTGTTGAGGCTACCAGCGTTCTCGCTGAAAAAGTAGTTTCTCAAAATGTTATCCAAACCGTTGCAACAGCGAATATCACCGCCGGATCTATAACGTATACCTGTATTTGGTATCCATTATCAGAAAATGCGTATGTGACCGCTGCATAACAGTTTGGTAACTAATTATGACACCAGTAGAGTTTGCTCAGCACGTACGATTCATGACTCGTACTAATTCCACTACTTTCTCTGATGCAGAGATTATTGCCTTGATGAAAATCCGCCAAGATGAGCTCGCTAAAGAGATCATTGATGTGGATGAAGACATTTTATTGATCCCTCAGTATTCTAATTTAGTAGCTAACCAGCGTGAGTACCCATTACCTCAAGATATGTTGGCAAGCTTGAAGCGGGTTGAAGCTAAACTTGATGGAACCAACTACATCCGGCTCAGTGAACTTGATATCGCTAGTCTGCATGAGACTGTTTTGACTGAATCACTTATTACACAGAACTTTAGTAATGAAATTAATGGTGCATTCTTTGATCTTACCCGCAAGTCTATCTATATTTACTCTGGGACCATAACGGCTGTTACCGATGGCTTGAGAGTCTGGTGTAATACCTGGCCTTCACCTATTGGTGATCTGGCGGCTACTGCTGATATGTCGATTGAT